AGGAAACACCGATGAAGTCAATAGAAATACTTGGACATACGTCGCCTACTGCTTCGCCCCAGTAGCCGGGTACTCTAGTTTCGGCAGCTACACCGGCAACGGCAGCGCGGATGGGCCGTTTGTTTATACCGGGTTCAGGCCGAGGTGGGTGTTAATTAAAAGCACCGGGTCAAGTGCTTGGACCTTGCAGGATACCTCGCGCAGTACATACAACTTAGTTGACGCCCGCATATTCCCGAATACGTCTGAGGCTGAACTATCAAACGGTAACGGTGGTTGTGATTACTTGAGCAACGGCTTCAAAATCCGCGTGTCTCACAGCGAAATAAACACGAATGCTGCCACCTACATCTACGCCGCCTTCGCCGAATCGCCCTTCCAATACGCCCGCGCACGCTAGTAGTGAACAAGCCCAGTGTGGTGTTAAAATAACAACGATAGAGCCTAAACCTCTGCTACATCTTACGCAGGTGTACTACGTTTAGGTCATCAGCAACACCCCCTAAGCCTCTCCACGATGCTCAAACCTGGGGGTCACTCGCCTGGTCCGAGACAATTGGACAGTACGGTCACCTGCTGCTGTAGGGACGATGCGGGTTCGAATCCCGTCCGGGCGCTTAAACTATGAAGAAGGTGCTACACGGTAGTTTCTCTGGTACGATGGTGCGGCGGCATAAGCCGCCAAAGCCGATTCACTTAGTTACATGTCCAAATCTACTGAAACCAAAAAGCAAGCCGCCAAAGCGCTGATCGAGCTCGTGGTAGCTGCATCGAGCACCACCACTTTTGAAGATTGCTTCGATTTCCTGGACCGTCGCATCGAGCAAGCTGCCTCTGAAGTGATGGAGGCAATTTTCGATGACTGATCTCGAAATTATCGAAGCTGCCGAACAGGCAAATTTATGTTTCCCGGAGTGCTGGCACCTTCGATCTGAGTTAGCCCCCACCCTGGATGACATCAAATTCGAGCAGGAATGGCTAGCAGGAGCTTCATCCGACGAAGAGCGACAAACGCGTTCTGAGCTTTTGGTCGTAGGGCGCCGTAACGCTGAGGGATACATGAAAGTACTTCGTATATTTGTAGATAAAATTATTGAACTTCATACTAAGGAAGTAAACCGTGAAGCTCCTTAGCTACAACGTCGACTGGAACGACTACCCAAATTCTTTTTGGGACCACGGTGCTCAGTACGTCTTCAGCCAAGGATACGATGTTGATCTTGATGTCGACTCGCTGATGATTTTGCTATGGCGCATGGATCAGCGAATAACCCAGTTGGAGACAGCAATTAGCGCGTGTAATTGCGACAAAACCTCTACATCCACAGACAAATGACGTGTAATTGTGACACCGCCCGCAGTCTGATCAACCGCCTGGCGGATTCCCTTCAAGAGTTTATCGACTATGAACCCGTGGGCTACGTTGAGTTCGAACAGGATTTGATCGACGCTGCTCGCGAGTTTCTTAAAAACAGTCAAACAGAGTAGTCACGACCACTAAATGCTCCCTCCACTAAGAACAAATCAACGCAACATACTGCGTTTAGTCGCACAACATGAACAGAAAAACCCCGAAACTCCATGCTACTTAGGGAAAGTCACAGCATCTCGCCAAAATGTTTTCCTTAAAGCTGTTGTTTCTCTTGAGGAAAAGCAACTGATCGACATCGAGCGAACCGGGTCAAACTTCCAAGCCTGGAAAGTTAAATTGCTGGTCCCGGTAGAGGCGATCATCTCAAATTAAACTCCTAATTTGGAATAAATTAGGAGTTCGCTAGGAGTTTTGATTGATGGTCTGGCGTGTCTGGGCAAAGGCGCTCGGCGAGAAAGCGTCGAAATGCTCGAAAGAGTCGGACCGCGTGGCTCTGATCCGCACTCTAATTTTCTTTAGCTATCTCACTACAAACGTTTTCATTATTGCGGGTGTTATTCGTCACTGGAATGATATAGAGTATTCTAAAATTGTACCTATGCAACCGTGTACTTTAAAGTAAATTTTTACTAGAAATCTCGCTTACTTTCCTTACCGTTTAGTGAGCTAATATAAAGGAAAAAGAGCCCGAGATGTTCGTTTTAAACGGTAAGACTCTTCCTTTGGATGTTCCGTTTGAAGCAAACGGTACTCTTTATCCTGCAAATTGGCTCAGATTATCCTCACCGTCCGAACGTGAGGCTGTTGGGATTACCGAGGTTCCTGATCCTTCCACTCCTAGCTACGACCAGAGGTTTTTTTGGGGCTACACAGCTAGCGGGACTTTAATTCCCAAGGATCACGATCAGCTCGTTACGCAGTGGACGGATACTACGCGTCAGACCGCTAACACTCTGTTAGCTCCGACGGACTGGACGATTGTTCGTGAGATCGATAATGGAACTCCGACTCCCAGCGGCCTTAAATCTTGGCGACAGCAGGTTCGTTACGCCTGTGAAGATAAAGTTACGACGATTGTTTTAACCTCCGACACTCCTTCCCTCGCCGACTACATTACTTACGTAAGTCCATCAGGTGGAGCGACCACCGACTACAACTACTGGCCTCAGTACCCACCCCCGAGTGGCGTTACTCCCAGCGGAATTACGCCTGATGTAGTTATTATCGATGGATCCACCTCCGCCCCCATGGTTACCGGAGACTCGACATTAGTCGGAGACACTGGTACTGATACCGTTGTTCTGTAACTACAGCTCGGGAATTTCGTATTCCTGCGTAACGTTTACATAGTGTTTCCAGATAATTTCTGAGCTATTACCGGCCCAATTAGCCACTTGCGCTACGGGAATTTTTTCCTCTAGCCAACGGCTGATGGCTGTGTGCCTTAGATCGTACGGACGGTACTTATGTGTTATGAGCTCTGCTGTGTGTAGAGTTTTCATTCGATCATAGAAGTAACTCTGATACGCATAACGATTCCAAGGGAATATAAACTCGTTATCTTGCTGTAAGTTACCCAGAATGTCTAGACATTTTTTATTGAGCGGCACCCAACGTTTTCGATTTGTTTTTGTTGAGTTTTTTAGACCGTGTGTGAGGGTGTAATTGGAGTGCACTAACACCTTTGTATCTTTTATATCCGACCATTTAAGAGCCCGAACCTCGCCAGTTCTCATCGCGGTTTGCAGCATAAATTCTGCGTATTGCGACCAGTTGGTCCCGCGTGGGTTTTCAAGTGCAGCTAAAACGAGTCCTGTTTCGTTCCTGGGAATCACAATAACTTCCTCGTCTTCTTGAGGAGGTTTCGGCATTTTAAAATTGGCTATAGGGTTTCTGTCGATTAGAGCTATATCCTCGCTAGCTGCCCAGCGATATAGGCTCTTTAGGTACATGCAGACGCGTCGACTTGTTTTTATAGGTTTCTGTTGTAGAACCCATGTGATTATTTTTCTGCCCTCGTTAAAGTCTTGAATTGGGCATCTGCTTAGCCACTTACGTGTTTGTGTGTAATCGCTAGTGAGGCTTGTCGGGCACAACACCACGGCTCGTTCAGTCTCGAACTGACTCCAAGCGTCTATTAATGTCTGCAAAATCCCAAAGCGCATATAGTAGCACGGTTTTGCTGCCTATGCTTAACGCCCACTTAATTTTTGAGTATTTAAGTTTCTGCGTTTCCTAACTACAATTGTAAGAAGCTCACTTTTTCGTGACGCATGAGTGAAAATGATCTTCTTTTTTCACTCCAATGCTTACAAAGACGGACTGCTAGAAAAAGATTTAGGCGAGATATTTTAGATTCTTGGGATGGGTGCGCGTATTGCGGGCGGGAGAATCCGTCTACGCTCGATCATATAGTACCGAAAGCTAGAGGAGGTAAGACAACAAGAAATAATTTAGTAGCAGCCTGTGCTGATTGCAATCTACAGAAGTCAGATACAGACCATATGTTATGGTTCAGATCACAAACATTCTGGTCGCCCGAAAGGGAACTTAAGATTCTGGAATGGGTATCGACGGACCCGAATCAATCCGAGTCCGCCGTGGCATACAGAAAAGCCTGCGAGGAGCCGTTACAGCTCCCAGCAGGCGACGAAGAAGAAATCACTTCTTAGCGATCTTGGTTACGATACCTGCGATAACTTCTACAAACCTATAGAACTTACCATACAATTCATCATCTTTAGGAGTTTTCGTAGTATTTACAATAACTAGTGCTAAAGCGTGAGCTGCGGCGGCAATAGCGACGATATCCACCCAGTGAGCGGCGAGGAAAGCAATAGCGGCAGTCATGGTATTCCGGCGGTTACCTTCATTATAAAACTACTTAGTTAATCACGCCGCCACGTTGATTTAATTTCCATCGCGCCCCCAAGCAACTCTTGAGCTCTCGATCCGTCAGGTTTATGCTCAATTAATTCGTACTTAGGTTTTTCCTGTTTATCCCACTCCTCGACAATTTTTTCGATATCGCGGTCAACTGACTTCAGCGTGTTCTCAACTTTCCAGAGGACCCAATCCTCGTGGCAGTATCGCAGTGCTAGCTTAACCCAGTAGTTATTCTTAAGACGCTTATAATGCTCACCTAGTGTAATTAAAAGCTCGTAACATAAGGCAAACCAAATGTTGTAGTTAGAGTTTTTCACTTACTTTACCCATAATTAAACGATCTAATTTGTCGTTAATTGATCTTAACCATACTCGAATGTCATCTAATTCTGCGTTTAAATCTGATTTTAAGACGTACTTTTCTGGCAGTTCCTTTAACTGTGTTTCTGCCGTCGTAATACGAGTCTTAATCGACTCAAATCTGTCGTTGACTACGCGCTGACGTTGTTCGTGACTCCATGTAACCAGAGCGGCAAAAACGCCCACCGCAGCAACTAAAGCTTCCACTGTGTTGTTTCGCCTCCTCTAAAGTTTAGAACATCGTCGGTAGAGATCACCGGTAGTAAACGTTTATAATTAGGGAATCGTAGGGTCGAAAGATGACTCAATTTTCGAAAAATTTAGAGCTCGACCCCACTCTGGCTAGCGGGCTCTCCACCACCAGTCAGCGTTCGAACTCGACGCACTTTGATCAACGCCGCACCCTGAATGCAAGCGGCGTGGTTGTTGTTAGTGCCGGTGCTCGCGAGTACACCGCTGATGGACTCTACGGTATTTCTGATTACTACCCGTTGACCGTTAACGCCACCGGGATTCTGCAAGTTGATATTCGTAACCAACGTGAGTGCGGTGAGGTGATCATCCTTAACTCTGCTGGCACTGAAGTGATGACTGCCCGTCCCTCTAAATACAGCAGCCGCAGCGCGACTGTGACTCAGCAGCGCATCGCAGCTTCTGGTTCCTACGCCGCGTACATTCAGCTGAAAGGTCGCACTGGTTCTGAGTATCGCATCGGGATTGAAGTCCAAGAGCGATGAAACTCTCCCAGGCTGGGCTCGATCTCATTAAGAGATTCGAGGGATGCAAGCTGAAGGCGTATCAAGACGCCGTGGGCATTTGGACAATTGGCTACGGTCACACAGGTCCGAATGTCCACGATGGTCTCACCATCACTCAGAAGCAAGCCGATGACATCCTTGCTCAGGATGTCGGACGGTTCGCGTCTGGTGTTGCGGCTAACGTACGCGTCTCTTTAACTCAGTCTGAATTTGACGCACTAGTCTCATTTGCGTTTAACGTTGGTTTAGGTGCCTTCAAAACTTCCACGCTTTTGAGGCTCCTGAACGACAACGCTGATCGCAATGTCGTCGCATCGCAGTTCTTGCGTTGGAACAAGGCGGGCGACAAAGTGTTGGAAGGCTTAACAAAACGGCGAAACGCTGAGAAGGCGCTATTTTTGTCGAAGGCGCCTCATCCTCTCTTGGGCCACTCTATCCTCGCCAAACAGGACACGTGGTTAAAACGCCGTCCTCTGCAGAGCGCTGATCTCGCTGCTGAGGAGAAGTTGTTCGTGCCAAAGGGATCCGCCCACGAGTGGGACGAGATCTCGATGCTCCCCGGCGAGGTTCACTACAAGGTCAAGCTGAGCGCTCAGCCGGATCGTGACTGGTGGTTATATCCGGACCATTTTAAAATTATCAACGACCCTATCGCTAACGAAACAGCACCTGCTAAACCAAAAGATATTATTTTAAACGTACCATATTACAGTCAGCGGGATAACCAGCGCGATCCAATGCGCACCTGCTTTTCTAGCTCGTGTGCGATGCTGCTGAAGTATTTAAAACCTAACAGTATTACATCTGACGATCAGTATATCAACACCGTCTTTAAGCACGGGGATACAACTAATCCGACCGCTCAGCTCGAAGCTCTGCAGGATTACGGGTTAGCAGCATCGTTCAAGCAGACCGTTTCGTGGGAGGATATCGATGATTTTATTAAACGCGGAATTCCTGTCCCGATTGGGATTCTTCATAAAGGGGCTGTAACAAGTCCCAGTGGAGGTGGTCACTGGTTATGCGTAGTTGGTGTTACTGTAGATAAAAGCAAACTGTATGTTCACGATCCTTACGGAGATTTAGACTTAATAGGCGGAACTTATGTCTCTACAGACGGCAAATATAAACTGTATTCTAAAAAGAATCTAACTCCTCGTTGGATGGTGGAAGGCCCAAGGTCAGGTTGGGCTATTCTTGCAAGATGAACAACTACATTGTATGGTATCTAGGTCGTTAAGAGGTTTACCTATTTTATTTAACTCATATAATATTACTCTCTGATTATAAACTTCCGCTGCTTGACGCTTACAGGTATAATAACCAAGGTGTTGAGACGGACCTTTGTGTAAAAATTTAACTGCCCATTTATTAGTGTACTTATACCAACTAACATTTATAGCACCGCTGGTATTTGTAACAAATTTTTTTCTATTATTTGCTTGCACTACAGGGTCAACTAATCGTAAATTATTTATGTTGTTATCTAACGAGTTTCTATTTACATGATCTACCGTTAGTTTATTTGGGTTTATTTTAGTTACCATATAATAAACTACTCTTGACACTAAGTATCTATTCCCATCTACTTTTACCTTCCAATCTCTTCTTTCCTTATCTTTGCTATTTGTTGCCAGATAACCTGCTACAGTTCCCGCTTTAATGTTACTTTTATTGACTTTCCGTACTAATCCAGAGCAAACCCCATAGTGTGACTCTGGGATTTCGACAACTTCAAATAGTTCATTTAGCCGCTCAAGCGGCGGAAGTGGTTTAAACTTAGGCATCAGCCTGCTCCTACAGGTTGGTCGTGCCTCGGGAACTGCCATTCGCCGAGGCTTTTATTTAGAAACGACCTTAGCACAGTTTCAACATGCACTCCGAAGATTGGGCGAACATCGCCCGTTGCGCCAATGAGCGTGCAAATGAACGCACCTTCAATTGGGACGATGAGTGTAGCCCGCTTGGAGATTTACAAACTCGCGAGATGGCGCTGATGATGGAGTACCGCGATAACCTATACGTCAATATCCTCATGGATATTGTCCGGGACTTCCCCTGCGAGGTCGACGAGTACCTCGGCCAACCTATCCGAAAAATAAAGATCGATCTGATTTACGACGACTGACCCGCGTGGGCGGTAGATTAGTTACCCCAACAATCCACCAATGCGGGCGCCTGTCGATTACCAAACGCTTCTGGACAACTGGAGCGTAAATGATGAGCAACGTCGGGCAGATTTCATTGATTGGCTTTACTGGTTGTACGGTCGTAACAACGGTTTGTACACGGGTCTTTGGCAGCAGTTTTGTACTGACTTAGCTGAGCTTGTTCGAGACAATTTGAACGAAGATCAGTCTTTTATCGAGGCTGTCGTCAGTAAAGTTAATTGCGGTAAACTAGAGTGTAAAGCTGTCATCGAAGATGACTAGAGATTACAAAGAAGAATATAACGAGTACCACGGCACTGAGAAACAGAAGAAGCGGCGGGCTGCTAGGAATCACGCCCGCCGTCATATGGAGCGTAACGGTAGGGTTCACAAAGGTGACGGGAAGGACGTCGACCACAAGGATAAGAACCCTCTAAATAATTCTTCGAGTAACATAAGAGTACGAGACCGAAGCGCTAATCGAGGCGACAAGTAATGGCTATCCTCCCCGGCTCCAGTCAAACAGGCAAAGAGCCTGAAGCTCTGGGCGGACTCGCCATGCCACCCGGAGGCGTGGGCCTTAACCAGGAGCCCGGACTGGGTATCCGTCGGGTGATGCAGCTCGATAACGGTCCTCGTGTAGCTACGCAGTTTGCACGAGATCGCGGCTTGTACGCGCGACCTGCGGTTGGTCCTGTTGAGTACTCAGAAGGTAATATCAAAAAGTCTACGGCAATTACTGGCCCTGCAGGATACAACCAGCGTAACGTGCCGCTTCCTGACAGCGCTGACGATATGAGTCAGGCTGAGTACATGATGAGTATGCAGCAGGCGACTCCTCAGAGCCGCATGATGATGCAGAAGATGATCCAAAATCCAAATCAGAACTTCCTTAATACCAAGCTTGTACAGCAGGATTACCCCTTGCTCACCCACAACATGATGAACAACCTGTTAGCTTTATCTAAACAGAAGCTGCAAGGTAAGCAAAAATGATGGTTGACAATGATTTCCCTGTCCGGATGGCAGGGCAGCGCTTCGGTCTGGACGCTCAAAGGCTCGCTCGCACGACTCCTAGCGAAGTGACAGCCCGGTTAAGATACCAGCAAACGTTCCCTCGTACATAAGATGCGTTTCGCAGGCCCTCAGATCGGGATTGACCCTACTCAGATGGAGTATCTGAGTGATCGCTATGCCGGTCAGGTGGTTAAAGAAAATCCCGGTCTCGCTGATCAGATTGCTGCTGGCATTATGATGCTGCAGAACGAATCTGATCAGCCTGCCGGTGTCGACTCCGCTAACTGAACTTCATTTCGCGTCGCTTGATTGGATCACGCCTCACGCTGAGGACGTGGTTGGTGAGCACGCCCGAGTCAGTACGAAAAATCCCAAGCGCGACGAATATAAAAAACTTTTAAAATACTGCATTGCGCACGGACATTGGTCTGTCTACGAACAAGTCTGTGCATCTTTTAGCATCTGTACTTCTCGTGCTATCAGCGCACAGATAACTCGACACAGAGCCTTCCACTACCAGGAGTTTTCCCAACGTTATAGTGATCCTACAGATATCCTGGCTACACTGAATGACAAGTGCTGGGACTTCGATATCCGAGCTCAAGATTTTAAAAATCGACAAAACAGTCTGCCCTTCCCTGATGGGGAAGTTAAGGACTCGCTGAAAGAGCGCATCCACGAGATATATAAGGATATACAAGAGATATACGAGGCGATGCTCCAGACCGGCGTGGCTAAGGAGTGCGCCCGGAACATCCTCCCCGTGTGCTCGCCGACCCGCCTGCACATGCAAGGCACGCTCCGCGATTGGATTTTCTACGTCGGTTTGCGTGCTCGCCCTGACACGCAGCTCGAACACAGGGTGATCGCCAAGCAAATCGGAGAAATTTTGGCAGAATGTGTGCCGGTCATCCACGAAGCACTTGTGGAGTCCTCTTCTACTACCAGCGGCTTGGAGGGCTGGATTCATGTTTGATGAACAAAAACAACGTGAAAGCACAATTGATTTCTTCACAGATCGTCTCTACGCCTGCTTAGACGACGAAGAGATCTGCAAATCCCTTGTGGGAATCCTCAAGACCACCCTTTTTGATGAGTACAAGCACTGCGCTTCTAAAGCGGAGCGTATCGCTAAACTCTGTAATCAACTTTTTCCAAATGAACTTCCTAAATCTCCTGTTTATGAAATCACCACGCCTGGATCGTCTCGTACTCTCCTCAGTGTTGATCTACCTACACAGGACTACTGGTATCTGGTTAATCTAGCTGCGTCTAAAAAACAGTGTGTTATGGATTACCTCCAAGAAATCGTAGCTAACCACATTAAGGAGAGCAAAGATGTTTGAGTCTGCTTCCTCAACTTTAAAAATAAGTATTTCGTACAAGAATCCTCGGTACGAACTGGACAGTGCTCCCGAGCACGAGTTCACGTTAGAGGCAGACATGATCGACTCCTCTGTCCACGCGTGGTTTGAAATTTTCGAGAAAGTTCTTGCTTATCAGGGATTTTCTGAGAAAAACATATGCTCTGGCGGGTGTCAGCTTGCCTTCAACGAGTACCGCACTCCGGAATTGATGAGGCAAGTCGCGAAGGAGTATGACTTGAAACTGCTTGAAGACACTGGATCTGCGGAGGACTCGGAAGAGGAGTAATCCCAGATACAGCGAAACCGGGGCTTGAATTAGGCCCCGGCTTTTTGTTCGCTTTACGCGCGTATTCTTAACTATAGCAGATTATTCCACGGGTCGCTTGCCGACTGAGGTGGGTTGTTATTGGATGCAAACGTTTTTGATGCACTGTCGTTGGTTGGGATCTGATTGATCGCAGCACGAGCCTGCATGATCGTCATCTGCTGTTTAAGGCTACCGATCTCACTCAGGAGCGGTTCGCACTTGGCATCAGCCCATGCGGTTGCATTCCGCGTCAGTTCGTCCAATGCGTTTGACGGGTGTGGGAAGTTGTAAACCTTGCCACTCTGTGTTTGGATCGCTTGTCCGTTCTGATCCTGACTCAGGGCTTCGAGGAAAATGTCAGCTCGCTCCGGCGTGATGTCCGCGTTAAAAGCAAGCTGTTGAGGGCTCACCAAACCCCGGTTATTTTCGTAAAGGAAGGAAAACACTTTTGCCACGCGGGCTGATTCGACTCTTTTGTCCTCTTCCTTTCGACGACGCCCGTTGTCAGTCAGCACTGCCGCGCTAACCAAACCTCCACCAAAACTCGCTGCAGCAAGAGCAGTGGAGTCAGGATTTGATACAGAAGCGACTGCAGCGCAACCTAAACCTACAGTTGCCAAAAATAAGTTTCTGGTGTTCATTTCGATTCTTGTTCGGGATTTGGATCGTGAGCTTGGAATGCTGCACCCCACAAAGAGGGGTTCGCGACGAATTCTACCGGGGATGGCAGTCTGTTGTCACCCGCTGCAGCCCGATCAGTCGACGGGTCGTAAGGCTTGATACGAAGCCCTTTGATCACCGCCTTGCCGTTGATGAACTTAGGCTCGATGCCTTGAATCTTCAGCACATTGTTCACGGTTTCCTTCAGACGATCAACAAAGCGTGGCTTTGCTGCAGCCTTGTAACCATTTGATTTAGCAAAGTTTGCATACGATGCGTAGATTTCAGAGTTGGCATTCTTGACGTAAAGACCTCGTTCCTGTTCGTCGATGGTCGGGCGGAATGCACCACCACCCAGAGGAGTTTGACTATTGGGTGCGTACAAAGTGCACTCAGACAACCACGCCACGATTGGGTTGTTGAAGATCAAAGCTTCGATGTTGGTCGTGTTGAGGTCCGGGCAGTACTTCACCGGGTTTGCCAACGTGTCGCGCATCTTGTCGAAGTCCATCGACAGGCACCACGCTGCGATGTTCGGCAATTCATCGGCGAGCTCACCCTCAACACGGTCTGGGAACACGCTGATCAAGTTGCGGCGCTTCGAAGGCGCCACCACATTGTTCATGACGATGGTGAGACGACGACGCTCCAGACCGCTGCTGATGTCAGAGGAGCTGATGTGCTCGTTACTAGCGATGGAGACCAGAAGCTCGGGCTTGAAGTTGATGATCTGGGTTCCATACTTCCGCTCTGCCCTCAGAGTGTCTGAAGCTGACGTCAGTTTCTTGAGCGTGTCGAGCCGCTTGCTGAATGAAGCTTCGTCAGTCAGGAGCAGTAAACGCTTACCGATCAGGCTGTGAGCTTCAAAGCGGTTCGTCTCAATCGTTTCCAGGTCAGATGTATGTGTGCCCGTGAAACCTGCCAGAGCAATCAGAATCTGCTGCAGCGTGGACTTACCGGAACCACCCGCACCGATCAGGTGTAGGAACTTTTCTCCAGTTGTATATCCCGTCAGTACAGCCCGGCAGAATGCCTGGATGATCACCACCTTATCGGCACCGACCGCCCACTCCAACCAGTTGATGAATTTCGGGCAGTTGGGATCTTCGCCGTATTGGAAAGCAAGCTTGGTCTGGAAATACATGTCTTTATGATTTCCAGGCTTGAACTCCAGAGTCTTGGTGTCGAGCACACCATTCTCAAAAGCAACCTTGCCTCGGTTGGTCTGCCAGATCGAGGAGCGACCACCCCGAACTGAACGCAGCAGCTTCGCCTTCAGCAGCTGGAACACCGAGTTAACGGTTGCCGAGTTGTAGCGTGGCAGCACTCCAGCTTGGATGAACGTATCCAGCGTGCTGACAATACGCCGTTTGATATGTTGTTCGTCGTTCAGATACCAGATACCTTCGTCGTTATCGTATGTAAAGAACTCGTCCAGGCTCGAATCAAATAGGAAGCTGTCACCGTAATTGCTTACGATGATCTCGGCGATGTCGTTTTCCGAGAACTGCCTGTTGTTGTTCTGAATTTGAACTAACTGCGCAGGCGTTTGAGGGGTGGAAGGCATTTCGGGGGGATCTTCTGTGACTGTTAATGTCGATGTCGGTTCAGGAGTCGCTTCGATCTCGAAGTCTTCGATGCTCAGGATCGAGTTACTCGGTTTTGGTTTTTTGGCTTTGATTTGTTCTTTGATCGCTTCGGGGCACTTGCTGTCAAACAGAGCCCGGTCTACATATTTTATCTTTTTCCATGGGGCGGACTCGCCTTCCTCGGATGCCATGGCGACAGCGGGGAGCAGCGTGGATGCGTCGGAGATGCTGCCGAGGATCCGGTTGAACTTGCCATCGAGGGCTGGGTCGTACTCGTAGATATTCTCGAATATTTGGTGCGCCATGTCAAGGGGTCGCTGCTTAATCGGCAGCTCATTAGCCCCAAGCCAGTTGGCCCAACCGATCAGCTCCTTCAACGCAACCGTCATGCTGAACGACCGGTCTTCCACCGGAGCCCCGTCCAGCATCGATCTGACAGAGGAGCTCAGCAGATTCCCAACGTCGATCCCGTCCGGCGTGGTGTCGATCTCCAGCGCCTCTGCTGGGTCGTCGTCTCGCTTGACTTCCTTGGGAATCAGGTTGTAAGCCTGCAGCCCTTCGTTGATTTTTGAAACCGGTATGTATTTGTGTGACCAGCAGATCAGATCTTGCTCGGACTTACCGCCGTAAAACAGGTTGACTGCCTGCGTTGCTCGCCGGTCTGATCCAGGGATTTGCTCAGCAATTTCCCGTACGAACCATTGATAAAAATCAGCGTCGACAATGGGTCTTTCGAGTCCGAAAACGAGACGGAAGCGAGGCCACTCCGGCGTCGTGCTTGGCGAGTAATACGCGAAGCTAAGGTACTTTTTACATATATCCAGGTCCAGAGCTTCTTTTACAGTTAGCTCTTGCTTTTGTACCTTGTTTCCGTTCTCGTCTTTATGATCTGCTTGATTATCAATGTCGATAATCACCAGACCAGCTTTAATCGTACCGGTCGAATCTTTAACTCTTTTACCGTTTACCAGATGCCACGCGCATAAGCCGTCACCGGCTGCTGTAGCCTTGGCGATCGTCTCGGCGTCTCCTTCTGACGCTTCCCAGTTCTCGTTGAATGATCTGAAGTTTCCACCTGGATTTATCTTTCCAGTTTTGGGGTTTACAAATTGACGAACTTTTTGATTTTTGGAGTAGAAAAAAAGCATGGTTCCCCTGCGCAGAGCCATTGTGCCACGGATTCCTGCGTGGGTGCAGGGGTTTAAGCAAAAAACCCGACCCTACGCAAGCCGAGTCTCATAAAACTTTCGTAAGACTTCAAACCACATTTCTTTGTCTTTTTTCAGATCTTCTGGACCAAAAGTAAATACTTGAACAGAAAACTCAGGAACTGCGGTACTCACGATGATCTGAGTTTTGTTGATTTTGATGCCTAAGCAAGCCTCCGCTGCGATTGTATAAGCAGCTAATTGCAGCTTCGTTTTCTTCAATTTAAAAACTCCAGAGACGAGAGCCTTCCGGAGTTTGTCCTCCATCTCGACCTTCGAGCTGGGGAATTTATAACTGTACGGACCGTTGCTGGTTTTGAAATCACCCAGGATTAATTCGCCATTTCCGTCCTGGTAGATGATGTCAGGGCACCCCGCGTACCCCTGAGCTTTGATCGGATCGTAAAAGTGGAGACGACCCACGCCGTCCTCACCTACATATTTGTGCCATTCTGGTTTGTTATACGGTTTTTCACTCCACAGAACGCGACCGTTCTCTAGCAGTTCGTCTACTTTTTCTGGTACATCCTTCCAATATGGAGCGTATTGAGGTGGGGGGCTTACCATCAGCCCCCTGATGTGATTCTCAACGCTGTTGTGGATAAAGGAACCCCTCTCTGCTGCCATATCAGCAGCTCCAGGATTCGCTAAATTCCAGTGAGCTAGTTTCTTACGAGTTTCCTCCGTTTGCGTGGCAGATAGAACGCTCGTTACGGAGGGAAGAGGGACATCGACACCATCACATCTGTAGTGTCGTAGTCCGTTTAATGTTAGTCGTGTTTGAGTCACAGTCTTTGATTTTTCTCGTTCATACTACCCCACCGCATCTGAAAAAACCTTCCAGTTTATCTATTACTTTTTCACTTATAGTAGTGCTCTCGTGTAACCAAAAACCATGGTTAAAGTTTAATTTATAGAAAGGGTTTTTTGAAAATATATGTTTCGCGGCTATGTCATGTGCGATTGCCGCGTGTTCAGCTATTTTAAAATAACCTAAGTGAATACGACCTTCACCAGGATACATAATATAGGCACTATAAGAATTATTTACTTTATTTACTCCTTTGTATTTAGAGCTACTCCAAGATTTTCTATTATGTAGTTGGTCTAATCCTGAAGCTAACCTTAGATTATCTATTCTATTGTTTAGTCCGTTGTTGTCTTTGTGATCTACGGTTTTATTTGGTTCTAGCTTCCTATTTAATTTAAACCATATTAGATTGTGTACAGCGTACTGTACTCCGTTTATTTTCTGTCTCCAGTACCTGTTGTCGCTAGTTTTGTATCCGCACATACTATCTTTCTTATGACGTTTGTAGTCTTTACTCCATTTTAATCCACTTGGAAGACTCTCGTCTACCTCTAGGCAATTAAGGATTTCTTGGTCCACTAAAGTATTTTTTGTTCTCATTTTATTAAAACGCCATCGAGAAAAGTCGAGGCTCCTCGGGACCATCGTCGTCATCACTATCATCATCTTCCTCTGCCTCATCTTCGTCCTCGTCTACAAAAAACTCGGACTTCTGGTATTCGATATCTTTAGTGCGGCTCGTCAACTCTTCGGTGAGACAAAGACCTGCTGAAAAACTTTCAACAACAATCTCCGCGCACTGCTGGGCATCTCGGATCTCTCCTTCAGGGGAGATGCACTCTTCAAGGAGCTGTGCTGATACCAGTAAGGCAATAACCCGATCGAGTTTTTCATTCGTCTTGTCTAACCTATCGCACACAGCACGCTGGAACTTTTCAAGTTTACTTGATTGCGATGTCATCGAGGGGAGGGAGCGTTTGAGCTGCGTCCCAATTTACAGCGTATGACACGTGAGTGCCGTCCATCCACTTGTCCGGTCGCTGAAAAACGAACCAGCAGCTCGTGACGGAATCGCGAGACGCGCTGACAGAACTGAAACGCGGCCGTGGCGACAGGACGATCATGTTCGACATCTTGTTCGAGAGCAAGAAGCTTCGGCGCTTAGCCACAGGTTCTATAAACGACAAACGATCTAAGACGGCAATTCCTTCCCGTGCGATCTGAATCCCGTAGTCAAGTATGTACTCACTGTATTCATTAAGTCCGGTTGTATTTGCGATAACCCAGTCGTATTGTTTATCCCGCATGGTTGTCCACCAAATCGGGTTTACTAAGTTATCGCTGTCTTTGTTAGTTGTAACTGTAAGATTGTGAGCTCGCAGCTGATCGCTGAGCGTATCGTTTGGATCATATGGGACTAGAACTGAGCCTTGGATGTAGCTGTTCTTGATCAGTTGATGCGTCACGCCTTCAGGGATTGTGTAAAACGATGCCATGCGTAAAACGGAAGAATGTGTGGAGCTTAGCAAATGGGTTGGTCTTTGACCGCTTCTGTGATTAACGTTGAGAAAGCTGCTGTCTCGGTATGCAACTCGACTGGATGAGTCAAGAACAGGAGTTTTTACATAATCGAGTGATGATGGACGCGAAGAAGTTAGATAGAGACGGATTACTTCAAATTTTTGAAATGGTCCATAAACAATCCCTCATCAACAAACGTTTGTTTTCCTGCCTCGCCTCATGGTGCGCTCGCAATCAAGTCACTCTTCCTGCTTTTGATGAGTTGTTAGCAAGTAGAGAGGTTGCTCACCCTGTGGATACTCCTGAAACCCCAGCCGCTTGAGATATTTAGCTAAGGCAGCGGTCCGCTCCGTACGAGGCATAATCATGAGAGGTTTGGCGTTCGTAACTTCTAAGTGAATCTTTAGTATCTCCAGCGCTGTACGTAAGGCAGCCAGTGAGCGGAGTCCCTGCTTAGTGAGGACTGAGCGAGCTCTTTTGTTCTTGCGGTTTCGATACCAATCGTTTGCCGCACGTTTCGACTTGTGGATCGCCAGACCCACGTTGTAGGCAAAACCTACATCCTCTACAAAGAGGCTTACCCACTCACCATCTTGCTTTATTTTTGTTGAGATGCAGTTGAGGTACATAATAAAAGCGGCCTTTCGAAAAAGACCGCTGCCTTGGCTTCGTTTTTACGTTAGCTCAGAAATCAATCCCGAGTGCTTTTGCTTGCTCTTCGGTTAGTTCTACCTTCTTCGCTTTAGGAGAAGGTGGTTCGGCAGACTTCAGAGCCTTGGCTTCGGGTTCGGGTGCAGCAAACGTACGCTCGGGAGCTTGACCCCGCGTGGATGCGAAATCAGCTTTAAGTGCAGCGTGATCGCTGCCCAGAGGAAGCTCGATCAGATCAGCGCCAGGGATGCTGCTCTTCAGTGCGTTCGCCGCCATGCCTGTTCCGTCTTTAGCCAGCCACTCGGACACGTCTTTGAGGAGCTTTTCCTCTTCGTCGTTCTGAGCCGGACGGTCGCTGAAGTCCAGGCAATTGAAGTTGATCTTCGCCCCGTCGGCACCGGTCATCGGATCACGCTCGTTAAAAGAGCGGGTCACGAACTTGGTTGAAGTAATAACAGACGCACAGTTAATGCGGTTGTTATACAAAGTTTGGAAGTAAGCGATGAAATTTTTCTGACTGGATTTGCCAGAGATCATCGAAGTCGTGATGCACCGAGGAGGCAGCAACCTGTGGTTGGGTGACACACCGATGTACGCGATACGCAGGAACTCTTCCTGATTACGCATCCCGAGGTTCCCAAAATACGGTGTGAATCCGATGAGGATGAACTCAATAGGGATACCGTTGTCGTTGCGGTCTACGATTGCGTTGTCAGGATCAACGTCAGACTTCCAGCGGCGAGCTTGAAGATCGATACGCAGAGTGTGAGGCGGAATGTTGCAGAGGATTTCGGATTCCGAAAAATCACCAGCGATAAACATGGTCAGTAGAGATCAGAGGGAAAAGTCGATCGAACCGAGAGCAGCAGCGGCAACCTTTCCTTTTTCGGGATCGGCTGCTTTTACGGGTGCTTTACGTGATGCCTTAGGCAGGTAAAGGACCTTATCCAGATTGTAGTTGAGGTAAGACTTGTCGTCCTTCTCGGAGGTTGAGACTTTACCCACACCAATCGTTGGGGTTCCGGGAGCTAGCTCAGCAAGTTGTGCCGAGAGCTCACCCCACGCCGACAGCTTCATCCACGCTGTTTCTTGGTCTTCGGTCTGCCATGCGAGAGACCTATTGGTGACGGTGTTGTCGCCGATCTCCATCTCCTCAGCTTTGGGACCCAAGCCGCCGGTTGCGATAAAGAGGTTGATTGCCAGGAGATCTTGGAAGTTCTCCTCAGTCACCACGAGCATCGGTTGCATCTGCAGCACACCGTCAGGAGTTGGCCGCGTGGGACCAATTGCCAGGATGGTTTGCCCTTCTTCGAATTTCTTTAGAAGCTTTCCGACGTAGTGGTCAGCCTTCTGCAGCAGCTGAACTCTCGTCGCAACGCGTTTTTCGTTTGAAGGCAGGGACTCTGCAAGTACATTTACAGTTCCGTCGTCTTCAGCGGCGCTCGCTGTGACCCGAAGGCCGAGGATAAAAACGTTCATGGTTCCGGTTTGGTTTGGGCGTCCGACCGCAGTCGAACCGCACCATGGTATCAGTCTTCGAACGGTTTCGGGTTAAATCAGGCTACTTGTTGTAAGTGCCTGTATATAGTTGCTCTGTGTACTTTTAAAATCTTGGCGATCTGGTTTACGCTGGCTCCCTCGCGTCGTTGCGCTTTGAGGATTTCGATGTCGCCTGGCGAGAGTTTGGAGTGCTTAGCTGACTTGTAATCGAAATGCAGCGGGTTGATGCACTGCGGATTGCCGCAGCGTGGCTTTGGATAGTAGTTGTCTTTAGGAATGTCCAGATATTGGAGAATCGAATAACGGGCGTATACTCGTTTTCCGAATACGTAAAAACAAGGTTGTTTGTTTGAGAATGAACCTTGCCATTCGAAACACTTCGTGTATTCGAAGTTATTAAAAGCTAAGTCGCGGAACAACTTAGCTAAAGCAGATTCTTCGATTTGTTCGTAGCTTATAGAATATTGCGTAGCATCTACAGCTCTGCAGATGTCCACGGCTTGTGCTTGGACGTGAGCTGTGTCGTTTGATTGGACGGCGAGGACTAACTTTTTGTTATTACGTTCAAGTTCAATTGAGTATTGATTCACTTCTTACCCTTTTTCTCTTGCGCCTTATTGATTAGTTGTTGCGCCTGTTTGCCTATATCCACTCCTTGCCGCTCCGCAACCCTCTCGATTCGGGCAGCGCTCGCTCCGCTACTGATCAATGCGTTGACGGCGGCTTGAGTGATTTTGCCAGATTCTGTCGCCTTGGCAATTTGCTGAACCTGTGCTTGCAGCCCCGTGGGAGCCTTAGCGATTGCTTGGACTTGTGCGCGATCAACAGCGCTCTGTGCTTTTTCGCCAAGCGAAACACCAGCAGCCCTAGCTTGTTTTTCGATTTGGGCAGCGTCAACTCCCTGCGATAAGAGACCCTGCACACCCGTCTTCCCTAAGCTCGTCGGCGATCCCGCAGCCTCGGCAGCCTGTTTAACTTGCAGACGAACAGGAACAGCCGTCGGAGCTGCGGTGGGTGTAGTCGGTGTAGAGGGTGTCTCGGTCGTAGGAGTTGTTTCGGTTTGAGCCGGTGTCTCCATTTGTTGGGAAGTCGTCATACCCTTCGCCGCTTCCTGGATGCTGCTGAGGATACCGCGACCCTGCTCAAGCAAGCTTTCAAAAGGCGAGTAATCGAACTCCGGCATTTTATATTCCGGAAGCGCTACGGAAGACTGGGAGCTTCCTCCGATTTGAGTCGGTGTAGTAGGTGCAGTAGTAGGTGTTTGAGCGACGCTACCCGAGTAGCCCAGACGACTGCCTCGTCCTTGAGGACCAGTCGGTCCGATTTGGATGTTGAAAGGAGCGCCGTAAGTTAGCTTTCCTTCGATGTTGTATTTCTGTAAGTCGCTAACGGGAACGTTATCCTCTACCCCGACAGCTGCTACCCCCGTGGTAGGAACAGCAGAGGGTGTTGTTTCGTCCGGTTTTTCTACCTGCTCTGTTTCTGTGCTCGCTGTCGTTGCTACCGATGCCCCGAAGTCTAATTCGGGAAATAGTTGTGCCAGCGTGCTCTTCGAAACGCCTGCTTCCGGACTGACACCAAAGGATGTCCCAGCTAAGGAAAAACCGTAGGAAGGGCGACGCCGTACAGCCACGCGACTAAGCTCTATCTTCTAAGATCGTAGCAAGTTTTGAGCTCTTACAGTAAGTCTTTGTAGTTCATAAACGCAAATCGCTCTACGGCAACTCTTTCAGCCTGCGTGGGCGCCGTCTGATCTTGCATCTTTTTGCGAATCTGAATCAAACGCGGGTTGGTTTCTTCGGGAGCTACCCTCGCCATACCGCCTTTAGCGGCTAAAGGAATTCGCGGAATCACCCCAGTAACCGCCGTAGCGCCCGCACCTACCACGGGGCGCATTGCCTCTCCCGCTAAACGGAAACCATACTCAGGCTGTTTCTCTGCCATTCACTTATTTTACCTCTTCAAAAAATCTGCGTAAATAGTGACCTTTCTTAACAACCATATCAAGTGTTTTTAATTTAAATAAAGCGTCCTCATAGCTTTTAAATATCTCGGCTTTTGTTCTGTCCGTCTGATACTGTACGAGGGTCGCATCCTCTATAGCTTTTTCGACAAATTCCCCGCGTGGGTTCAGGATCACCCAGACCTCTCGGAATCTTAAGTGGGGGCGCGAGGACATCTCCTCCTCGGTGTAGAGGGAATTTACCTTCGCTATCTTAGTGCTTTTCTTAGACTGCGCACTATTTACTTTTTTCTTAACGTTCAGCTTAATACTATTTTTCCGTTTCTCTGCTCTAGCTGCGTTGCAGGCTACCAGCGGTGACTCGTACAGAGACGGGAGGAAATACAGATCATCATCTGCATTTACTACCGCCAAGTAAGTCTTACCTAACTTAATAGCAAAGACTTCTTTCTCGGCGGTTTTTTCGATCTTAACTAGTTCACTCATTTAGCGGCCCATGAATCACCAACACTCGCATCTGCTGATGCTGGGACAGATGTTAACACTTTTTGAGCTGCCTGGACCATGGCGGTTTCCAGCACCTCTTTGTATTTATTAGCAAGATCCTCTCGTACTTCGAGTACGATTTCGTCGTGCACACACGCGACCATCCGCACATTTTCGTTTAAGTGTTCGTTGAGATCTGCAATGGCGATTTTCAATATGTCTGCGCCACTACCCTGAATCAGGGTGTTAGCTGAACACATCATTGTTGCGTCGTCGTAACTCAGAAGCCTGCGCCGTCCGCACGCTGTACGTACATAAGCCCAACCGTCTTCTACCAGAGCCGCCCTCTCCCGGTGCCACATGCGTAGGCGTGGGTATGCAGTGTGGAAAGCAGCGTGTGCGACCTTAGCTTCAGACAACGACAACATCTTTCCACTCTGTGCTGCGTATGTCTTGTATTTTCTATAGCCCATTCCGTATAAAAGGGCGAAGTTCAAAGTCTTACCGTCTTGTCGTTCATCTTTAGACACTTCGTGTAAGTCCTTCTTGTAGATAAGACTAGCAGTCATTGTGTGTAAATCGATGTCATCTTTAAATGCCTGCCTCATCTGAGGGATGTTGATCAGTTCCGCACCGAGTCGTAGTTCAATCTGAGCCCAGTCGCAAATCACCAGCTTGAATCCCGGCTCGGCGATGAAGCACTCCCTGAATTCTTTACCTCTAGGAACTTGCTGAATGTTGACTGCAAAAACTGTTTTCTTTTCTTTTTTAGCTGTCTTTGGGGCGCCGTTGCTCGTGAAGCGTCCTGAGTTTGCTCCTGTCTGGTTGTAGCCAGAGTGAATCCGCAGCGTCACTGGATTTACATTTTCCAGCAGCTTGGTGATGTGCTCCAGTTTTGTTTCTACCTTTACACGTTGCCTATAAAGGTTCAGCGTGGGGTCGTCGCTGTCGAACTCTGCGAGAGCGATTTGGTTGAGGGTTTTCTTCTCCGTCTTGGCGTCTCTAGGCAGCTCGATATCGCAAGCAGTAAAGGCGGAAATAACCTGCGTCGTGGATCCAGGATTAAAATCCTTTTTCGGTCTCTTACCGACTGCGACCTTTCCGTCAATTCCCCGAGGAAGTTTCAGATCTGCCGGAAGTCTATCGTCCAGTGATTTAACGAACTGTTCGGTTTTCTGTTCCAGTTCCTCTTCGATAGACGCTTTGAGCTTATTTAACTTAGTCAAATCGACGCAGAACCCGCTGTAACTCATCATTGCCACGGGGCGAATGCACTTGGATTCGAGCCCATAAACCGATAAAAGGTTCTCCTCCTTCAGTTCTGCTAACTGGGATGCCGCGATGCGTGGGAGGATGTCGACGTCTCCTGCTGCGTACTCGATCTGTTCGATGTCGAGTTCTTCGGCGCCCCAGTCTGATTTCTGCTGCTCCTTGCTGATTTCGATTTCGAGCCTGCGCTCTGCCACAGCTTTCAGGCTGCAGCTGACATCTGTAAAGTACGTAGTCTGAGACTTAGGGCTGACCCGTTTCTCTTTAAAGCCAGAACGAAGGACGCGCTCTGCGACGTACGTGTCGAAGATCTTGTTTTTAAAATCGATCCCGATGGACAGGAGGAACTGAAAGTCGAAGTTCATGTTGTGCGCCAGGAGCATGGCGCGGGACTCTATAAGTTCCTTAAGCTCTTCGTTTGGTTTGAACTTAAAGAGATCTAAGACGTAGACAGTACGATCTTCAATCTCCGGCGTGGCGTCACAGAGCTGCAGTAGGCGAAGCTCGGCGATTGTTGCTTGCAGACCCGTTGTTTCGCAGTCCAAGCACATCTTCGGAATCTGCTTCAATTCAGGCAGAACTTCCTTGAACTGTTCGGCTGTTTTGATGTAACGAACCTGCATGAGGAAAATGATGATAGAGAAATGAAAAGCCCCGCCGAAGCGAGGCTTGCAGTCTACTCTGGCTACCGAGAACCAGCTCAGGAACCCTGGCGGCGAGAGGCGAAGAAGTTAAGGATGTACTCGTTCGAGTCTGCCCAGAGGAGACTGACGTCCTGTCCACGCTTTGTCAGTCGGAGGTTGTAGTAAACACGCTGCATTGTGTTGCCACTCGCACCATCTAACGAGCCGTACGACACCTGGGACTTCTGCTCTACGAGCCCGTTCTTCATGCACCAGTTCATCCCCTCACGAAGGGACAGGTACATCGGGCTGACGTGGAACGTATCTTTGCGATCAATCCCTGCCCGGAGCACCAATGGATCGAACATATCCAGCTCTTCGGACCACGTAAATCCCTTGTACAGGATGGAATCGTTCGGGACTTTGTTGTCCGACGCGTCGATATCGTTTACGTAAAAGATGGCGATTTTCCGAAGAGTGTTCCAGTCGTTGAACTCAGAAAAGTAGTCCAGAATCATTGCTGCTCCCACAGCCCAGTAAGACTGAGACTTGTGGAGCTCCTCAATCAGAGCCTCCGGACCTTCCCAGACTGTTTTCTGGGCAGCCGGGCGACCGGCTTTCAGCTTTTTCGTTGGCTTGCCGACGGAGATCTTCCAAGCCAGCGATGCCAGCTCCTGCGATCCCATATCGACCGCCATCTCGAACAATGCTTTGCTATCGAGCTTCGAGATATCGAAGACCTCGCTCAGCTCAATGGTCGGAGCGGACCGGCTGTTCTTCACGGTTTTGATGAGCGTGGCAGCGTCGCCCGCGTCAAGAGGGGTGCCGTTTAGAAGGAATTGAAAAGCCATGTTCAAAGAAGGTTGGGAGTCATGACAAGGCGCATACTAGCCCATTACTCGGGTGTTTGCTCAGATCTCGAAACCCTCGCAAGCGATTGAAGAGTAGAGCTTGAATTGAAAGAACTCGGTTACGAAGTTTATGGCGAGCTCCTTCAGATCTAAGATTGTCAATTTTATATCTTCGTCAGTGACGGACATGCCATATTGCTCACCTAGCGTATCTGCTATTACATAAGTATACTCCATGTTTGTTTTGTCGTTTGAGATTAAGAAGAAACCGCAGCCTGGTTCTTTTGACGGGCAGTCGTACAGGATTAAGTTGCCGTGATAATCGAACTTTGAGTACTTCCCAGGTTTCTTATTCATCAACTCTCTTTCTAGGATCTCCTGTACCCACCGGAGAAGGTCTTGCATTCCTCCTTCGTGTGTCTCATATTCTTTTCTAATTTGCTCTAAGGATTCCTGAATTGTATCTAAGTACATGAGACGTCCATCAGAGTGCAAACCACTTTAATTCGCCTTCATCATCGGCGCCAGCTATGTACAGCTTTCCTGTTTCGCTGTCATAAAAGAACTCGCCCGGGGCCTCCGGACCTCTGCTGTTTACGGGACTGGCGCCGTTTGATCTCTCGTGATACTCCTCTATTAACTCCTTGAACACATTGTCCACAGTCTTATTCCTCACTCATCGGATACACTTTTGAATTACATCGATCGAATCGATGTAATTCGATGTGTCTACGGAGTAAGTCTCATCGCTGAACCGTTTGCAAACTTCAGGCACAGACATATCCAGACACACTGTAGTTATCTGTGCGCCGGTTTCCTGCTTCAAACTATCTACCCTGGAAATCCAGGCGGGGCTTGCCTCTGAGTTTCCGTCGGTGAGAACCAGAATGTCAGAATTTTTCAAGTTCTCCTTCTGACTCACCACGTGGGCCAACACGGCATTGAAGCTTGTGCCTCCGCCGAGAGTCCATCCAGCAACGAAGTCAATCAGTTCCTTCGTGTTTGGTGTGCCGCTTTTTACTTCAACACTGTGACCCACAACCGTATCAAACAAGTGGATGTGCACAGAGCGTTTGTCAGTCAATGCCTGCTCAGAGATAACTAAGGCAATTGCCTTGCTCCAAAGCTCCAGATCTCCGTGCATCGACCCCGACACATCGACGTACATGATCACAGGACCGCGCCCCAAGTCCGTTCTGGATGCTGTGTAGTCTTTGGTGAGGATCGTCTTCTGCGAATACTTGAGAGCAAACAGGGCTTGACCTTCCTTCGAGCCAGCCAGCGCAAGCTCCGTGGGGAAGGCGTTGATCACGCTGTCACTGAACTTCGCACCCGTTACCGCTTCGTAGTTAGCTTTCGCAGGCTTGGCTCGTTTCCTCTCAGTCCATACCCGGCGTAACGCACCGAGTTTCTTAGCAATCTGCTTGAGTGTTCTGTTCCTGCTCAAGCGGTTAGCGAGATTCCTCTTTTCTTGTAGGTCACTCAGCATCTTTCCGTTACCAGGCATCGAGCCGAACAGGCTGCTTATATCTTCGTTCTGTTCGTCACTCTCGCCGAGAACTTTATCGACGATCGTGTTCGCTTCTGCTTGTACTTGAGACTTCACATTCTGCAGCGCGTCGTGAATACGCTGCCCCAACTCCTTACCCTGCATTCGAGCTTCGTTCGCTGCAGCCTTGTCTCCGTTCTGTACAGCTTTGTTGTACTGGTCCCGGAGCTCCTGCAGTTGATCACCAGAACCCACCAGCAGCTGAACATCGAACATGTTCTGCTGGATTGCTTCCTCAATCACTTTTGAGATTTCGTTGAGGATGCGCACTGCATTGTTCCCGGAGTTGAACTGCTCGCCCACGCAGCGTTGGATCAGCGTGGGCCACGCAGCAGCTTGGGAGAGATCCCCCATGATCGAATACCAAATAGCATTCTCCGGTTTGTAGCCCTTAGGTGTTTTAGTTGTATCACCGTCACAGATTGCCCTGAAATATTGCTCGAAGTCTTCGTCGCTGATTAGCCACTTAACTTCGTCAGCACTGTATAGACGCTCGAATACCTCCTTACCGAACCTAGAGAGTTGTTTGATGTTGTAAGTGTTAACGAGATAAGTGACGTTAGGCTTTGTGTCGCGGACAAAATCTTCCCAAAGGAAGTCTGCGAGAGCGGAGCACACTAAGGTTAGAGGCTCGTTATTTACAAGACGAACAAACTCAGAGTTCTTCTGGAGATTCATGGTTAGTGAGTGATTTCGTTGAGGGCTTGAGCGATTGTGTCGCAATTGTTCTGAAGGTTTTGAGAGAGCTTAACGGCTCTGGATCTGACAGCCATGCTCATACGAATACGAGACCCATCAAGAAGCTCATCTACTTTGTCCTTAACCGTGTTCATATCCTTATGGTATTTCCGGAGATGAACGACGAGATCGTTAAGGGAGCCGATGCTGTTCTGTTGCTGTCTGGAGCGTAGTGCTGCAAACTCGGTCATTATTCCGCTTGCCGCTCGCTTCGCATCAGCAAACAACCGCTCAGCCGTGGGAACTTCCTGCTCCAGAA